CATTTCTTGGAGGTGACTCTTTCTTTGCTCCACAGACATGATTGGAAGAGTTGACATTTGCAGCACAAGTTTGTGTTGCATTTCTGCTAACTCCATAATGGTGTCTCTTACTACTGACGAATTGAAAAAATCACTCATTTTAATCTTTCTAATAATATGTTTTTAAATTTGTCCACATCTATATTTAGGAAGGGTTTGTACTTTTGAATTTTCATTTCTACGGTTTCCCACACAGGATCTAATAGTTTCTTATTAAATTTTTTAGAGTAGTTGAGCATCATATCCAGTATGACCATACTCTCAATTGATATGTTACCTTGAAGATACATCTTCAGTATCTCAGGATGTGAGTGACCTTTTATTTCAAATAAATTCTCAAAATTTTTTTTGTTAATGAACTCAGATTCATTTTCAAATAGGTATGTCATACCTTGATATCTCTTTAACCAAGAGGTATGATAATCATTTCCGTTTCTTATTATTTCACCTATCCATAGAGCATCGGGATCACTACACTCTACAAAGTTCGCAAGAAAATAATGTCGTATCTCCTCATCAGTTTTCTTACGAGACATTCTTTCAAAAAAATATCTATCCTTTCTCTTATTAAACGCATCTCTTGATGCATTCGTCTTACCACAGTATTTAAAGTAATCGTAATTCTTCTTGGTAAAATGATTCTTGAATGCTAAGTATGTTTTGTATACTTCAATCGGTGTCATCGTCCACTGGTTCTAGGTCTTCAATCATGTCAACAGAGACTTCATGATTCGCTATTTGATAGTAGTGATGTTTCACTCCCCATGCATCAGGTTTGTATCCGAGATACTTCAAATCTTTATTTGATTTATTTTCTCTGATCCATGCCTGTAAGCGGTAGTGCATTAATTCAGATTTACTAGGCATTATAAAGGTAGTTTTGCTCGTGATGTTTTCTTTAGAAAGTTAAGTTGCATGGCATCATACTTTAACTTTTCTTTCATTGGTTTTGTAATCAACTTAGAAACTGCTTGTAACTCAATCTTATTCTCTTCACAGAATGTAAGAATAGCATCAATGTAATTAAACTTGTAAGTCTTAACAAGCTC